TAATTAATATTCTTGAGGGGATGAAATACTCCCCTCTATTTTTAATATTTAAAACAACAAAAAATGGCTTGTGAAAATTTAGAATCCATAGTTAAGTCGTGCGACAATAACAGTGGTGGGATTTTCAAGGTATATATCAACCAACAAGATAACATCGATGGATTCACTTTGGACTCAGCTCCAAATACATGGACCATTGATAGTATCACTTTAGTTGGTGGTGGTGATTTATACACTGAATTTGAAATCCGAAGAAATACCGGAAGTTACACCGAAGATGCAGCGATTGACCTTGTCAATGGTAGCTCATATGTAACTGCAACAATCAGCTTGATGTTCCATCGTCGTGACCAATCTAAGTCGCAAGCGATTAAGGTTCTTGGTGCTGGTCAACAATACCTGAATGCAATCATCCAAGATGCGAATGGTAAATATTGGTACTTCCCATATTTACAATTGAGTGCAGTTGGTGAAGGTTCGGGAACTGCTCGTGCAGATGGTAGTAAATATTCCGTTACACTGATCGCGGAGAATGACTTCCTGGCATACGAGGTTGACTCAACTATTATCGCGGCATTGATTGCTTAATATTCTTAGAAAGAGAGAGAGCTCATCCATTCGGGTGGGCTTTTTTTATAAACATTTTTCTTACTTTTTATAATATAATAGTATGATTTACATTGATAAAGGTGAGGTGAATTCCATTGTGCTGACTTTAACTGAGGTGAGCACTCTCTCGAATCCGTATTATTTGTTCGTTTTTGAGAATGAAATGGATACAACCGATGCTCCCATCCTATTCACCACCGCTGACATCTCCACTTGGAAGGAAAGATTTAATATGTTCCTCTTGGATGAGCCGGTTGATGTGATATTGGTCAAAGGACAATACCGATATTCAGTGTATGAATCAACAATTCCACCAACATCTATCCAGGACACGACGGGAATCGTTATTGAAGAGGGCAGAATGGTTGTAAGTGGTGCAATACAAAACTCAATCTACGATTAACATGGGATTATTTGACCGATTTAGAACAACAAAAAACGAATCACCCGAAGTAGTGGAAGGATATCAATCCTTTTCAACTCCATTCCTCAAGATTGGTGCAGGGAATTTATCTCTTCCATATGTGAATGGGAGGCATCAAACAAGTGGATGGATTCCATTTGGTGAGGCAAATTTATTCCCTTCCATATTGAATCAATTGGTGTACTCATCACCTTTGCATGGTTCGATTGTGGATTACAAAACAAATGCAGTCATTGGTGGAGGGATTGAATTGAGAGCAACCACAACAACACCTCAAGAGTTGCTTGAATTGTACACATTCGAAAAGAAATCTCGATTGAAAAAGACAGTTCGGATTACAACCGAACAATTGATTGTACATAATCGTGTTTACTTCAAACTTTACTTTGATGATAAGATGAAGCTCACTCGCATTGAGAACGTTTCACCGGACAAAGTGAGAAGAGGACAAAATCCAAACAACTACTTTATTTGTGATGATTGGGCATCAAGAATCGATGTGCGTGATATTCAAAGACATCATCCGACTTGCACTGATAAATGCCAACTATTCGTATATGAGGTTGAGTGTTTAGGTCAAGAGTGGTATCCATTGCCGAAATATTCCTCGGCTTTAAATTTTGCATATCTTTCGGGCGAATTAAGTTACTTCGCAAAATCCAACATTCAGAACAGTGTGTTCCCATCATTCGCAATGATGTTCCCTAAGCGACCACAATCGGAAGAGGAGAAAAACGTACTTCGTGCAACCATCGACAAGATGAAAGGAGCAGCGAATGCAGGTAAAGCGGTTGCGTTCTTTGCTAATAGCTCAGACCAATTGCCGAAGATTGAATCTATTCCAACCAATCAAAACGATAAACTATTCCAGGAAGCATCGGGATTGAATACTGAGCAGATTTGTTTTGCTCACACAATAGATCCGATACTGATGGGAGTTCGAACAACGGGTTCACTTGGAAGTGGAAGTGATATCAAACAAGCATATGTGATATTTGAAAAGAATGTTGTGATGCCATTACGGGACCAGGTGATGGATATCTTCAATGAGATACTTCGAATTGCTAAGGTATCCGCAGATTTCACAATCAACAACTTCCAAATCATCAATGAAACAATCGTTGAGGTGGAGGGTGATGCATCCAAAACTCAAGACGCATTGAATGCTATGAGTCCATTGGTAGCGACAAAGGTCCTCAACACGATGACAACCAACGAAGTTCGTGCATTAGCAGCATTAGCACCGGTAGAAGGCGGTGATGTAGTTCCAACCTTACAAACACCTCAAGCATAATGTTGTACTTTATAACCGAAACTTACCTCAAAACAAACACACCAATCACTGCCAATGTGGATGTGACTGATGTGACTCCATACATTGCTACTCAAGCACAATTGAGAGTGATGCCAATACTTGGAACAGTATTCTATGATGACTTATTGACTAAGTACAATGCTCAGACATTAGATCCCGATGAAGAGGTACTTGTTTCATTCATTCAACCGGTGATTGCTTGGCGTTCAGCTGAGGATGCAGTATTCGGATTGACGTATCAATTGAAAAACAAAGGACTTCAAACGCAGTTCGGTGATAACTCATCAAGTGTATCGCGTTCAGAGGTTGCATTCGGCATGGAACACTATGCTCAGAAGGCATCATTCTTTGAAATGCGATTGATTAAGTACCTGGTTAAGAACAAAGATTTGTATCCTGTGTTCACGAGTCATGAGAATCGAGATACGGATTTAAGACCTCAAATCGATTGCCTAATGTGTACAGGAAATTGCTTCATGAATGGAGTGTGGTCGTGTGGCTATCCAACTGATAACGGTTATAACAATTCTATCTTGGTATTATGAGGCAGAATGTGTTGATATTACTTGCATCTTTTTGGGCGGTACTTTCACCGGTCATGCCAATGATTTATTTAGCCATGTTGGCAATCACAATTGATACCTGCTTCGGCATTTGGCGATCAGTGAAAAAAGGAGGATGGAAAGCATTCCAATCTCGCAGATTATCAGACACAATCTCCAAGTCATTACTTTACGGTGGTGCGATTATGTTCACCTTCTTGATTGAGAAGTACATCGCAGGAGATATTATCGCACAATTCATTTCCGTTGAGCTTATAATGACCAAAGTATTCGCATTCTTTTGTGTGATGGTTGAGATAAAGTCAATCAACGAATCATATGAGAGTGTTACAGGCAAGAATGTACTCGCAGCTCTTCGCAAATTTATCACCAGGACCAAGACTAACTTAGACGAATTCAAATGACATTGATTGAAAAGTACGTTAAGTTCGTGAAGAAATGGGAAGGCGGATTGAGTCGTGATAAAAATGATTCGGCATCATCTTATCCATGTCCAACACCATTCAATGGTAAAAGTGGATGGCATACAAACGCAGGAATCGTGTATAAAACTTGGGTTTCGTTTTACGGAACTGACAACGATGCAAGATTCTTTGCTATGAATTCAGCGGATTGGTTTAAAATATTTAAGAAAGGATATTGGGATGGTGTTAAAGGCGATTCATTTACGTCACAAAACATTGCGATATTTGTTACAGGAATGGCATGGGGAAGTGGAGCCAAACAAGCAGGTAAAAGTTTACAGGTTGCAATCAATCACTGTGGATTGTTGTGCAGTATAGATGGGATAATCGGAAATAAAACGATTAACTGTGCAAATGCTATCGAGCCAAGAGTATTGTTTGATGCATTAACGAATGAGAGAGAGAGATTCTTTTATGCAATTGGAGTGGGTAAAAATGCTAAATTTATTAACGGATGGATCAATCGACTAAACGACTACCGAAAAACCTTCAGACCTTAATACTCATTAGTGTATTATTGGTATCGTGTTCAGCAGAGCACCATCTAAACAAGGCAATCAAAAAAGGATATAAATGTGAGGAGGTATCCGATACCATCCGCATCACTTCAGTTGATTCCTTTCCGGTGATTGTCAACGATACTATTGTTTGGCAGAAGTATATCACTCAAAAGGACACT